GTGGTGGCAAGCCAACTGATGGCTATGTTTGGCAACAAGCACGCTATCTTGAAAACTTGGTTCGCTATGGCTTGGCTGAACGAAAGGCGGTGATTGAATGAGTAAGCTAATTGCGCTAATCGTTGGTGCTTGGATCATGTATTGTTCAATGATTGGCTCTTATGATGGAGCGATGGCGATCCTAGCAGTTTATCTTCTGCTAGTGGTTCTTGATCCACTAAACAAAAAAGGTACGACCGCCGCAAACAGTCGTACCCAGAAATAAATACTTTACGAGGTAAATTATATATGAATAAGTTCAATTTATCAAAATTAAATGCCAAAGTTGGCGATAATTGTGTATTTGTATCGAATTTGGCAGTTCGCTATCAAAGTGCTGCTACTCCTGAAGAACGAATGGCAATGGCTATTAAATTAGAAAACGCTGCTACGATGTTACGAATTTCAGCAGAACGTTTAGCTACGGAAACTAAAGATGTTTATGGAGGTAGAAGTAATGAAGAAAGCTGAAATCAACCTTGTAACCAATTCAAACGATCCAAATAAATTTGATGGCAGGATCTCTGGAGATATTGATATTTTGGCAAAGATGATCGTTGCCAGCCTAACCTATCATCCAGAACTATTCAAAAAAACATTTGAGGAATTTCTAAACAGAATTTATGGAGGTAAAGATAATGACTAATGAAGAAAAGAAACAACAGATTAAGAAGATTTTAGGCCCTGACTATGAAAATGTAGTAGTCCTAGCCGCTAACGCGAAGAACTCAAACGTTGAACGGGTGCTTATCTTAAATGACGCGGATCAGGGCGCAATGGCCGGTATGATGTTAACTGCTCTTGAGAATTACCCACAGGCAACATCATTGGTTAAGTTTGGGATCCCACATTTAACTAGTGATCCAATAGCAGACATTTTGGCACCGATTCTTTTAGGAGGTAAAGACTAATGAATTTATTTGAATTAAACGACAATTATAAAACACTTGCTAGCCGGGATGACTTAGATCCAACTATTCTAAAAGACACGTTGGAATCAATTAAAGATGATCGGAATACCAAATTAGATAATCTTGCCTCATGGGCGGATCAATTGAAGTCAGAAATTGATTTTATGACTGACAAAAAGAAGTCATGGGAAGAAGAAATTACTTACCGAAAAAATAAACTTACTTGGATCAAGAAATATATTACTGATGTTCTTGATGATGCCGGTATTAAGAAAATAGCTACTGAAAATCACTTGCTTAGTGCTCGGAACTTCAAAGCCTCAACTATTATCGATAGTGACGATAAACTTCCAGATAAATTCAAAATTACTGAAACGACTACTAAGCCGGATAAGAAAGCCATCTATCAAGCACTCAAAGCTGGAGAAGAGGTACCAGGAGCACACTTAAAAGCTAACCGTAATACGGTGATTAAATAATGTTTGAACTTCGTGATTATCAGCAAGAAACGATTGATAACATCATGAATTCTATAAGTGCTGGTCACCGTTCTATCATGGTTCAACAACCGCCACGAACGGGGAAGACAGTTATCATGGCCGAGATTGCTAGACGAGCAACGGCAAAGGGTAACCGTATCTTATTCGTGGTTCATCGGCAAGAAATTGTCCAGCAGGTTATCAAGACTTTCAAAGCTAATGATGTAAATATGGATTTAGCTAAAATCGGCATGGTTCAAACGATTACCCGACACGTTAATAATTTGGACCCACCGGCGATAATTTTTGTTGATGAGGCCCATCATGTTCTGGCTAAATCATATCGAAGGATTCTTGATGCTTTTCCAAAAGCTTATAAGTTACTGTTTACCGCTACTCCTTATCGGTTAGGTGGACAGGGTTTTACTGATGTGGCTGATGATTTAATTATTGGCAAATCAGTCCCCTGGTTAATTGACCATCACTTTTTAGCACCAGTTGATTATTACGCTCCTTCTTACATTGATACTGCCAAGTTAAAAGTAAAACGAACTGGTGAATATGACACTGATTCAATCAAAGAAGCCATGAAGCCTAAAATCTACGGGAATGCGGTTAAGCACTATTTGAAACTTGCTAAGGGAATGCAAGCAATTGCCTATACCTATAACGTTGATAGTGCAATTAAGTTAGCTAATGCATTTAATGGCTATGGGATAACTGCAAGAGCCGTCTCCGGAAAAACACCCAAAGAAGAGCGGAACCAAATCATTGAGGACTATCGGCAAGGGAAAATCCAAATTGTAACTAATGCAGAATTATTTACTGAAGGACTTGATTTACCTAACGTTGATTGCGTCATTATGTTACGGCCAACCCAATCATTATCGTTGTATCTACAATTTGCAATGCGTTCCATGAATCCACGGAAAGGTAAAACTGCAATAATTATTGATCACGTGAGGAATGTTGAACGATTCGGATTGCCTACTGATGAACGGCAATGGACATTGGAAGGTAACGGTAAAAATAAGCAACAATCAGGATCAACAATTAAACCTGTATCAGTATGTCCGACATGTTTTGCTTCGTTTTATCGAACAGGCGATATTTGTCCTTATTGCGGGGCGGCATTAGGAGAAGAAAAAGAAATTGAAGTCATTGATGATGTTCAACTTAAAAAAGTTACCAAGTCACGACTAGCAATTATTAAACAAATTCAATCGTCAGCAGTCATGAATAATGTTGCTGGCAAGCGTCCAAACGAATTGAAAAATCTGAAAGAAATACAAGCCTATGCCAAATTAAAAGGGTATAAACCAGGTTGGGCTTATCACTACGCTAAACAGCGTGGATTTATTAAGAAGTGAGGTTGATATTATGAGTATTTTGCCACCAAATAAACCACAGAAAGCACGGCGAGTACCACGGAATTATTTCATCTACGGAGACACGATGTCTGGAAAATCATATCTAGCAGAACGATTTCCAAGTCCATTATTCCTTAACACCGATGGTAATAGTGAGATGAACACCGCACCAAGTATTCAATTAAAAAATGTCCGAAAGAGTGATGGGAGCTTAAAAGAGTCTGTGATTGATCAACTAGACAAGATTATTCTTGCTCTTGGTACTGAAAATCATGGTTACAAAACAGTAGTTATTGATGTGATTGATGATGTAGTAACACTAATTGAACAGGCCATCTGTTATGACAATGGAGTAGAAACGTTGGGGGATGTTCCTTACGGCAAGGGATATGCACAATTTAATACCGTCTTTCAAGCATTTGTCACTGAGCTAAAAGCCTTACCACTGAATACGGTTTACATTAGCCGGTTAATGATGCTAACTGATGAATCTTCTGGCCACACCGAAGACCGACCATCACTAAAACAGAAATATTACAACGTGGTTAACGGAAATTGTGATTTAGTGATTGAAACTAAGCGCTATGGTGACCGTTATATCCGGATGGTTAAAGATCGACGAATTCATTATGTCAAAGATGATATTACTGATCCGGCAATCTTACGGGTACTTGAACATGTTAACGGTGTCTTTGATAAGCCAAAGCAGACTACTACAAAAGAACAGAATGAAATTGTTAACAAAATTAAAAAGCAAAATGTAAAGGAAGGTTAATGAATTATGAGTTTACGAGATGCAATGAATAAAGCTACTGAAGGTTTTGATCCAAAGAATGATTCAGTTAATAAATTTAAGGGACTGGAAAGTGGTAAATATACCGTTGTAGTTGCAAAAGTAGAAAACCATGAAACTCCTTGGAATGCTGAACAACTTAACTTTGAATTAGAAGTTGTCGATGGAGAATCAGCCGGCCAAAAAGAATTCTTACAAATTGGATTAGATGAATTAACTTCTAAGGGTAATCCCAATCCAATGCTAGAAACTAATTTACGATTGGTTTCTAAGTTAGCAGCAATCCTAGGTGTTGAAATCCCTGATGAAGTTTGGGATGACGATACTTTAATCTACGAGAACTTGGCTAAAGCATTTGCGCCAGCAGTAGGAAAGACCATGATTATGGATTTGAAAGTTCGACCAAACAAGAAGAACCCCCAATATCCATACCGTAATTATGACTTTGATGAAGCGGAACAGCCGGAAACGCCAGAAGTTACAGATGATGAAATGCCCTTTTAAGTAAATATTTGAGTCAGTGAACTTATAACACCGTATGGCTGGGAGGCCATTAAGGAGGAAAAATGAAAAATCTAGTTAATTACGCCTTAGCCTATCAAGCAAAGGGTTTAAGCGTCCTCCCAATTGCTGGCAAGCGTCCACTAATTAAGTTTGCTGATCGTGATCCACTTACCGCCGAAGAAATAAAGACCATCTGGATAGAACATCCATATGCTCAAATTGCGTTGCGGACTGATAAGTTCTTCGTTGTTGATATAGACCGCAACCATGCTGATAACATTGATGGTTTTGAATCAATTAAGCAATTACCAGCGGAATATTTTCCGGAAACTTTAACCCAAACCACCAAGCATGGTGGCCAACAATTATTTTATCTGAAACGGCCAGATATGCGGGTTAATCAATTAATTGGTTATCAACCAGGGATCGATATTAAAGCCCATCAGAATAATTATGTTGTCGTTGCTCCTTCAGAAGGTTACCAATGGTTAAATAAGAATCCAATCGTTACTGCTCCTAAATCTTTAGTTGTAAATATTAATCAGATGCGGGCGAGTAATCGGCGAAACAATCCAAATGATTTTGTAATTAAACCTCGTGAACGAAATTCGACTACTGACTTATTAGAAACAATTGCTAATGGTTTAGGCGATAAAGGAATGCGAAATAAAACTTTGGCCGGCATGATTGGCGCACTACTATTTCGAGGTGTTGAGGCTAAGGCCGCTTATCAATTAGCGATGATTTGTAATGATAATACGCCCGATCCACTACCAGAAGAAGAAGTGAACCGGACATTTCAATCAATGCTAAGACGTGATTTGAGAAACGGGGGTGAAATACGTGGCGGATAATATAATTCGCAAACCAATTGAATTTGAATTAAATACTCAAGGCAATCCTAAAACTAATAGTTTGAAGAATATTGGTTTAATCCTTGATGGCGATCCACTACTGCATGGCACCTTCAAATATAACGAGTTTGCTTATTCAATTGATGTTGTTAAGGACATTCCACAGCTATTTATTGAAAAGGGGCAACTTGATGATAGCTATTCAGCAATTATGCTCCGTTACATTGAAGATGAGTATGGGGTGATGTTTCAAGAAAAATTGTTAAATATGGCAATCACTGTTGAAGCAAAAAGCCACCCATATAATCCGGTTAAAGAGTATATGGAAAAGTGCTATAAGAATTGGGACCACAAAGAACGAATCAAAGACTTCCTACCAGTCTATTTAGGAGTACCCAGTGGTGAAGTAACAACGCTGCAGACAAAATTATTCTTAGTCGGAGCGGTGATGAAAGTCTATAAGCCGGAAAGTAAATTTGATTGGGTGTTTGATTTAGTTGGTGGCCAAGGCGTTGGTAAAACTACTTTGCTTAAAAAGTTAGCCCATGGTTGGTACACTGACCAATTTACGGATTTCAAGGATAAAGATAATTTTGCCAATATGCTACGAGCGTTGATTGTTAACGATGATGAAATGACGGCAACCAATAATTCTGACTTTGAAAACTTGAAAAAGTTTATTTCAGCTGAAGAATTAGAGTTTCGGCCACCATATGGACGACATACAATCCGCCGGCCAAAGAATTTTGTTATGGCCCGGACTACTAACGAATCAACCTATTTGAAAGATAAAACCGGTGAGCGGCGTTTCTTACCTAACATGGCTGATAAGTCCCAAGCAATGGCTAATCCGGTAACTGATCTTGATGATACGATGGTCAATCACATTTGGGGTGAAGCTGTTGGCCTCTACAAAGAAGGCTTTTCTTTCATATTGACGAAGAAGCAGCAGAAGCTCATCGAGGATAATCGCAAGTCATTTATGTATATTGATGAAACTGAAAATCAGATTGAACGGGTTCTTAGCACTTGGGACGATGATTGGATTGAGAGTTCAGAAATTGCTCATCAATTAGGTGAAGATAATTTGGTTAAGAATCGTTCATTAGCCAAGAAGATTAAGTATGTGATGGATAACAGGCATGATTGGAAATCTGGTAGTAAGAAAATTAAGGGTTTAGCTCATCGCGGCTATAGGAAGGTTGCGACTAGTTGAGACTGGTTGCAACTAAAAATCACTAAGTTGCAACCCTAACAAGTGTTGATATATCAATGTTTGTAGAGTGTGGGTTGTTACTACTACACTATTTTAATAATAAAAAAATAAATATATATAAACACTATATATGCGTTATAAAAAGTTGAAAGTAAGTCGCAACCATGCAACCACGACTAAATCCCTTGAGAGAGTAAGCCTAACATCGGTTATGCTAGTCGCAACCTAGTGACAACTACTAATAAAAAAACACCAGCTTGCATGAAGCTGATGCTATACGTTATTTCGTTATCTCATATCCTTCGAAAACTGATGTGTATGGTCTTGTATCTTTTATTTCTGAATTAGACATAAGGTAATCGATTAATTCTTGCATTTTTGTAATGTTTTTAGGGAAATTTGGATCGCTCTCAGCAATTTTTGCCAATTTGCCAGCTGGGCTTGTAGTTCCGTAAAAGTTTTTGAGATACTCATTGAAAGTTTTCATGAAAAATCCTCCATAACATTTTTTCTTTATTATTTTATCAGAAAGCGGTGATGTAGTGGAATCAGAACATAAAATTCAAAACGATATCCGGGTTGCACTATCAAAACATCAGTGTACAGTGTTCCGGGTAAATGTCGGTTCGGTAAAAACACCAGATGGAAGATTTTTTTCAGCTGGTGTACCTAGTGGTCACCCGGACTTATATGGATTTCGTTGGTCGGATCATCAAGTATTTTATATCGAAGTGAAAAACGAAAAAGGTAAGCCAAGGGCAGACCAGATAAAGTTTCATGAAATGTTAACTAAACGAGAAATTATTCATGGAATCGCTAGGTCTGCTGGGGATGCTATAAGGATTGTTGAGGAAGGATTGATTGGTTATGGTTTTTCCAAGGAGGACTGGCAATGAGAAGCATGCATAAGTTATTTGATAAAACAACTAAAGAAATAAACAAGCTTGAGTAATTTATGAAGACTGATGATTATAAAAAGCTTGAATCAGATAAACAAGAATTAATCGCTACTCGGTATAAAGCTAAGTTGGCCTATGCAGATCTCTTGGCTAAGCAGATTATAGCAAGTCTATAATATGAGAGGTGATAACCGATGAAGAATCGAATTAAAGAGTGTCGACAAGCACTGGGGCTTTCACAAAATCAGCTAGCTTTTAAGGCGAAAATGACCACTTCAGCGATTGCTAATTATGGAAGTGGCGTTACTAACCCAACTATTCAACGTACTGAAACGCTGGCCGAAATTCTAAGAGTAACACCTGGTTATTTAATTGGCTGGACTAACCGTAAAGGGGAATACCTGACGCCTAGAAAAATAGTCGTAAAGGTCAATGCCTTGATTGATTATTTTGTGGATAGCTCCAAACAGGCAACTAATGAACGACAAGCCCAAGCTAGATTTGAGCTTGCTGCTAAATTGATGGAAGGATATGCCAGAAATGATGAGTTGATTATTCCTGTTAAGGAGGTTCTAATTCATGAAACGAACTCGTAAGCGGCAAATTGAAAAAGCTAAGCATATGATGGCTTGGCACGATCACACGAGTTACGAGTGGTCACAATGGTGGCACAGCAAAGCTAGAAAGCCTAAGAGGTGGAAGTGAATGAATAAAAAACTTATAGGCTGGTCGTGGTTCCTTGCTTTTGTTTTAATGCAATTTCGTCCAGAATGGTTTGTCCACCAAACCACTAATTTTTGGCTATCGGCTATAGCTATGTTGATTGCGTTAGGCTATACAGCAGATTAGAGGAGGAAGAATAATGCTACACAAATACAGAAAGTCACCGATTGTCGAAGCCGAACGATTTGATGGGTCATATGAAATGATTGAAAGGTATTCAGTGCATGTATTTAATCCAAATTTAGCTAAAAATATCTTCTTTATAGGTATGAATGTTCTAGATATTGGCGACTGGATTGTTAAGGATGAATATGGGAATTATCAAGTGGTAGCTGATGATATATTCCGTAAAAGTTATGAGAGGTGCGACTAATGCACATTTATGAAGTAATCGTTGTAGCTGTATTTGGCACAGATATTAGCCACTTTGTTGTTGCTAAGAATGCCGATAATGCTAAGAAAATTATTCTTGATTATTACAGCACTCGTGATGATGGTATCAGGCCAACTGTGACAATGTATGACCTAACAACAAAATTAATCAATCTTAATAACTACATTGATGAGGTGATGCTTGGATGAGATTAAGTGACAAAATTATTATGACTTCCTTTTTACTGTTATTAATTGTTTCAGTCGTCTTATCAATAGTTACGGGAAGTAAAGTCTGGATATGGATTTTTCTTTTTCTGATGACACTTGAGATGCTTTACAAAATTTGGCGTTAGGAGAGTGACTAATGAAAGTGCCCTGGGGTGAATGGAGTGCAGATGCTTATCCGGTTGAGCCATTTGTTTATGAAGTGGTAGCCGATGGTAAAAAAGAATTTTATCAAGCGGCATGGGATGCTTTTAGATCTGATTTACACATGAATAATATAAATGCAAAGATTATCAGAATACCAGTTGTGCCAATGAGCGATGATGAAATTAAAGCGGAAAGTATTGCATTTAAATTAGGCGAGAAACGGGATTATCCAGAAACAATAAAAGAATTTGAGAACAATAAACCTGAAAAAGATAACCATATCAAATCAAAGCCCAATATAAAATTTAGTGAAATAATGAATATTTTGGCAATTGTAGCTTGGTTAATTTGTATGACTATATTAGTAATTGCATTAATAATTTCAAACGGGGGATAATTAAGATGATATTTGAAGAAGCATTAAAACACGAAGAAAATAATGTGCCAGTAACTTATAACAATCAGAAATATTATGTTATTGGGCATAATGCATTAAATCAAACTTTAACGATTAGGAAATTGAGTGGTAATCCATTCTTTACTGTTCCCGTTGAAGCTAAACCGGAGGAACTATCATGAGTATTAAAATTAATGCCCAAACAGTAATTTTTAAGAATAGCCCTGTTGAAAGCGTTAGACAGGATAAATGTGAATATTGCCATGCACCATTTAAGACAATCATGGTGACTAAAACAATTAAAAACACAGGTGTTAAAAGTGAAATCCCTATTGAAGTTAGCGGGGAATACTTTAATTACTGTCCTAAATGTCGACGGAGGTTAAATTAATGTTACTTTCAATATTATTACTCGCTGTATTTTTGTTTGGGTTCCTTCTTGGTAAGAAAAATCCATAATAAAAAAAGGACCCACCGCGCTTGATGTGTCCTCACTAAAAATATTTAACCATAATTATTATATCAGATAGCGAGGGTACGTCATGCAAACAGATTTGAATTTAGATATTGATTGTCTGAAAACTGCAAGAAAGGTTACTAACTTTCTTGATAAGAAGCTGGATCGCTATCTAGCTTTATCGGGGAAGCAACGGTTTGATTTGAAATCACCAGAGATGGACGGAATGCCCAAAGCACCTAGTCGTGGTAACGGTAGTGAAAATCGAATGCTGAATATCTGGTTGGCAGAAGAAGTAGTGGATTGTGTAGGCTGTGCAATGCGGAATATGACGAAGGAATCGCAACGAATTTTACTTAGCCGTTATTCAGATCAGATGATGGTTTATAAAATTGCACAGGAATTAAATTATAGTGCATCGACTTATACTCGTCGTCAGGAAAAAGCATTGTGTGAATTTGCAGATCGCTTTGAGTTTCAAGTGATTAGACATGGTATCCATACTGAAGTAGCTGACTTGCACGTGTATAAAAATGAACATTAGATGAATATAAGTTGAACACTCGAAGTCTTGTAATCATGTAATAATAGTATTGTCGAATGATTCGATAACATATAATAATTTTCCCAAAGGAAGTCTAGCTGTAATAGCTAGGCTTTTTGTGTTTTAGGAGGTGAGTAGTATTACTCAAAAATTAACACAGAAACAACAACGATTTGTCGATGAGTACATTATTTCGGGTAATGCTACTCAGGCAGCAATTAAGGCTGGATATTCTAAGAAGACGGCCGCTGTTACCGCAACCGAAAACCTAAGAAAACCTAATATTAAAGCTGCTATCGAAAAACGCAATGCTGAAATTCAATCAGAGAAAACAGCTGATATGACCGAAGTGATGGAATATCTTACTTCGGTCATGCGTGGAGAGCAAACAGAATCGGTTGCTACTGCTAAAGGTGTTTATGAAGACGTTGAAGTGTCGGCAAAAGATCGCATTAAAGCTGCTGAATTAATTGGTAAGCGTCATGGTGCATGGACTGATAAAAAGGTTATTTCTGGTGATGTTCAGATTGATGTGGGGATGGGGGATTATGATGACGAAGATTAATCTTAATTTCCCTAAACCTGCTAATGTCTTCAATAAACAAATTTACGATAACCTTTTTGATTATGATCATTTTGTCGAAGTTTGGTACGGCGGAGCAAGTTCTGGTAAATCACATGGGGTGGTGCAGAAAGTTGTACTTAAATCACTCCAACACTGGAAACATCCCCGCAAAGTGCTATGGCTGCGGAAAGTTGATCGAACAATTCAAGAATCTATCTTTGCCGACGTGATTGATTGTCTATCTAACTGGCAGCTTCTACCTCTGTGTAGAGTAAATAAATCAAACCGTACTATTCATTTACCGAATGGTGCGGTTTTCCTGTTTAAAGGGATGGACGACCCAGAAAAGATTAAATCGATTAAAGGATTATCTGATGTGGTGATGGAGGAAGCGTCTGAGTTTAATCAAGATGATTTTACGCAACTCACTCTTCGTCTACGTGAACCTAAACATAAGAAACGCCAATTGTTCTGTATGTTTAATCCGGTTAGTAAGTTGAACTGGACCTACAAGCAATGGTTTGATCCGAAAGCAAAGGTTAATCCGGAACGAATATCAATTCACCAATCAACTTACAAGGATAATCACTTCTTGGACGCTGATAACATTGCAACGATTGAGAACTTAAAACAAACTAACCCAGCCTACTATAAAATCTATACGCTGGGCGAGTTTGCTACATTGGATAAGTTGGTCTTTCCTACCTTTACTAAGCGACGATTATATCCGGAAGAACCACAGGTCCGTGATTTACCTGATTTGTTTGGCTTAGACTTTGGTTACAGCAATGATCCTTCCGCTTTTACTCATTCCAAGATTGATATGAAAAATAAACGTTTCTATGTTCTTGAAGAATATGTCAAAAAAGGAATGCTCAATAATGAAATAGCCAATGTAATTAAAGAAATGGGTTATACCAAAGAAGTTATTACAGCTGATGCAGCAGAACCAAAATCAATTGCTGAATTAAAGCGTGATGGAATATATCGTATTCGACCAGCGAAGAAAGGACCGGACTCAATTATTCAAGGTATTCAATTTTTACAGCAATTTGAATGGATTGTTGATGATCGTTGTGTCAAAACAATTGAAGAATTGGAAAACTATACATATAAGAAAGACCGAAAGACTGGTGAATATATCAATGAACCTGTTGATGCTTACAACCACTGCATTGATAGTTTGAGATATGGAAGTTCTGAATATAACGGAATGGCTAGTCCAAAGGCAACTGTAATGAAAAATATTTATATTTAGGTGGTGATTGAATGGAAACAGTAAACGGTAAAGGACAAATTTTAGATGGTCATATTTTTATCTATCCAGCTGATGAAGAAGAACTTGATCCGCATGATTTACTGTCGTTCATGAGAAGAAATATTCAGTACGCTAAGGATTACAAACATAACATGCAAATGTATCTAGGTAATCACGATATCTTGAATCAACAGCGACGGATGTATGGACCAGATAATCGGCTAGTAGCAAATTTACCGCATTATATTGTTGATACTTATAATGGATTCTTTACTGGAATCCCACCTAAGATTACTTTAGATGATAAGAATGAGAACGAAGCATTACAGCAATGGAATGACACTAATTCGTTTCAGGACAAATTGAGTGAAATTAGTAAGCAAACGGATATCTACGGACGCTCGTTTGCTTTTATTTATCAAGATGAGAACGCAGACACTTGTATTGCTTATGCTTCTCCTACAGATGCCTTCATGGTTTACGATGATACGGTTGCTAGAAAACCTTTTGCTTTTGTTCGCTACTGGAAAGATACCGAAAGTGGTTTATGGACTGGGATGGTTTACTACGCTAATAAAATTAAAACCTTCAAGGGTAGTGTTGTTGAAGATTCAGATCAAAACAATATGTATAGCCTAGTGCCGGCGGTTGAATTTTATGGAAATGAAGAGCGTCAGGGTGTCTTTGATAATGTGAAAACATTAATCGATGAATTAGACCGAGTTTTATCGCAGAAAGCTAACCAAGTGGAATATTTCGATAATGCTTACCTTAAAATTCTTGGTCTTGATTTAGATGAGGATGGTGATGGTAGACCGGATGCTAATTTAATTGGTAATCAAATGATTTATTCGCCTAATGCTGATGCTGCTAATGCCGATGTCGAATTCATTTCAAAACCAGATGGTGATAATATGCAAGAACATATTATTGACCGGCTTGTTTCAATGATTTACCAGGTAAGTATGGTTGCTAATCTTAATGATGAAGCGTTCGCTGGGAATAGTTCCGGTGTAGCTTTGCAATATAAGTTACTACCAATGCGGAATATGGCAGCTAACAAAGAGCGCAAATTTACTCAGGCACTCCGGAAGTTATATCGAATAGTGTTTAGTGCTGATCAAGTAGTCAAAGATAAGGATGCCTGGCAAGACTTGCTCTTTGATTTCAAGCAAAACTTACCAATTGATATTTCCGAAGAAGCTGATACTTTACAAAAACTATCAGGGGTTGTGTCAAAAGAAACTGCATTCCGAAATAGTCGTTTAATTGATGATCCTAAAAAAGAAGTTGAGCGTATGCAAAAAGAGAAGCAGGAAGAAATAAACCAAGCGCTTCAACATTCTGCTTCTGCTACAGATCAAATGCTAATGGATGATCAAAAAGAAAATGATAAAGAGATAGTTGGTTTCCGGAAGAACGGTGAATCCGATGACGAAGAAGAATAATTATTGGGCTGATCGTATTGCTCGGGAACGTAAATGGCAAGAAGAGCAATTAAGTAAAGATGCTCAATTTAATCAGCGCCTTCAACAGTATTATGATCAAGCAATTGTCCAGATTAATAAAGACATTGAAGATCAGATAAATTCTTTAGCTGTCCGGAATAAAGTTTCTTATGCTGAAGCTCAAAAAGAAGTGTCCACTACCGATATTGCTGATTATGAAACAGAAGCTAAGAAGGTAGTTCAGGAAGCTAATCGTTTAAGAGCACAAGGGAAGCATGTTACTTACAATGATTTCTCTGATGAAGTTAATGAACGATTGAGGAATTATAATACGGCGATGCGATATAACCGATTGAATTTATTAAAATCTAAAATTGGTTTATCAATGGTTGAAGCCGGAATGAATATTGATGCTGATATACAAGCTAAAATTGGCAAAGATTATACTGATGAGCTGAAACGTCAGTCGGGTATTCTAAATCATTCTACTGAAAATGCTTCCTTTTGGACTTCTAAAGATGTTGCTGAACAAGTAATGAAACAAACTAATGGAGCAACTTTTAGTCAACGAATTTGGGCTAATCAAGATGCTTTGAAAGCTCAACTTGATATGGTTATCACCAACGGAATTTTAACTGGTAAGAATTCGCGAGTTGTAGCAAGACAATTAAGAGATAAAGTAAAAGCCACTGTTAAAAATCACAGTTATGTTACTGAACGTATTGCCAGGACAGAATCAGCACGGGTTCAATATTCTGCTCAGATTGAATTAATCAAAAAGAATGGTTATCAATTTGTCCACTGGATTGCGGAGCCAAGAGCCTGTGATGAGTGTCGAAAGATTGCGACGCAAGATAATGGCTTTGGTGATGGTATTTATCGAATTAATAAAGTTCCTAAAATACCAGACGATACTCATCCTAATTGTCGCTGTTCAATTAGTGAGACATGGGTCGATGGTCAACGCAATATAGCATTATCTGATGATGAACAGGCGGCATTGAATAATTATATTAGTTCAGATTCATATAAGATTAATGATGATTTGAGGCGTAATAAGATTTCTAAAAATAAAAAACAATTTATTGAAAACTTAGATGCCGCATTGGCTAAAGTGCCAATTTATCATAGTAGCAAGCCACTCCAGCGTGATTATTTCTTTGATAAACAAGAAGCATTGGATGATTTTATTAGTAATTTTGAAATTGGTGGAGTCTTCACTGATTCATCATACATTTCAACTTCTAAAATTTATTATGGACAGGGCAAAGAGACAATTCATGTTATTATTAAATCAAGTAAGACAGGAAGAGATATCTCTGAGTTTAATGTTAATGAGCAGGAAGTATTATTCCCCAGAAATAGTAAGTTTAGGATTGATGATGCATACGTTGATGATAACGGGAAGATGACAATGGTTTGGAGTGAATTAGATGAGTAACAAGCCTTTTACTGATAAACGTTGGCGAGATAATTCTTTGGAAGGCGTTAAATTTGATAATTCAAAAGTAACGTCAGAACAAAAGAAGAAGACAGAAGAATTCCATGAGTTATTCAAAAAGACGTTTGCTAAACAATTAAAAGAAAAACACTCACATAAAAAGTAGGTGATCCAATGGGAAATAATGATTTCTTTACGGTAACGTACAAAATACTAAGTTATCTTAAGTATTGTTATGAAAATGGAATTAATCCTGATCCTAATATTCTTAATGCTGATACATTTAATATTAGTAAAGTTCAATTTGGAAGAACTCTACAAATGTTAAGCGAGCATGGTTATATTTCAGGAGTGAGATTTACACAAGCCAAAATCGAAGGTACTGTTGTTGGTGGACTCCACAATACGTCAATAACGGTTGAAGGTCTGCAATATTTAGCTGAAAACTCAATGATGAAAAAAGCATATCGAATTTTTAAAGAAGTCAGAGATTGGCTTCCGGGTTTCTAAGCATTCACAAATTAGTGAGTGCTTTTTGTTTTGGACTTTTTACTTGTTGCAGTCGTTAAAGAACAACCCGGATATTACAGTCCACCGGACTATAAACGAGGTGTATTTATGTTTGAAAAATTACCAATGCGTTTACAATTCTTTGCTGAAGATCCAACGCCAGATCCAGATAATGATGGTGCACCTGAAGGAACTGATGATGGAGATAACGGTAAAAGTGAAAAGACATTTACTCAAGCAGAATTAAACGATATTGTCAAAGCCCGAGTCAATCGAGCCTTGAAGAATAAGCAAGAGGAAATTGACCAGGCTAAGAGTGAAGCTACTAAACTTGCCAAGATGAATAAGGATCAAAAGCAAGAATATAAGCTTCAACAAACTGAAAAACGTGCCCAAGATGCTGAAGCAGAATTGGCCCGTTATAAAATGCGTGATACAGCGAAGCAACAATTAATTGATGGCGGTTATGACAATCCAACTGATGAAGATATCGATTTAATTGTTACTGATAAAGCAGAAACAACTAAAGAACGTGGTGAAGCATTTCTTAAAGCTTATAACCGAATTAAAGAAAATGTTCGTCAAGAACTATTAAAGGGAAAATCACCACGAATTAATGGTGCTCCTGCTACTGCAATGACTAAAGAACAAATTGCAAAGATCAAGGATCCCGTCAAACGGGTCCAAGCCATTCGGGATAACTTATCCCAATATGAAAAATAAAAGGAGGAATATAAAATGGCTGAAACTAATTTAACGACAAGTACAGACCTGGTTGCACAATCTATCGACTTTGTAGAACAATTCTCTGGAGGAATCCAAACTTTATTGAATGCATTGGGAGTTATTCGTATGCAGCCAATGACTACTGGTTCACAGATTAAGATTTACAAGTCAGAAGTAACTAAGGTCGATGGTAATGTTGCTGAAGGGGAAGTTATTCCGTTAAGTAAGGTTACTCGCAAGCTAGCTAATACTTTGACATTAGGATTTAAAAAGTATCGTAAGGTAACTACCATTGAAGCTATCCAGTCAGCTGGTGGTGCTACACCTGCTATCGTGGATACTGATAATAAGCTACTTCGAGAAATTCAAAAGGATGTTAAGAAGGACTTATTTGATTACATTACCAAGTCTGATGCAAACAAGACTACCGCCTCTGGTGACGATTTTCAAAAGGCAATGGCGGCAGCTTTAGGACAACTTTCAGTTAAGTGGGAAGACTACGACACACAAACTGTCGCCTTTGCTAATCCGCTTGATCTATATGCATGGTTAGGTAACCAAACTCTTACTGTTCAATCTGCCTTTGGTTTGCAATACATTCAGAATTTCCTTGGCTTTGACACTATTATTCTAAGTGCTGAAGTACCACAGGGAACGATTGCTACAACGGTTGCAGATAATATCAATTACTTCTACGCTCCAATTTCATCCGTTGGTCAGTTATTTAACATGACTTCTGATGAAACTGGTTTAATTGGTGTAACTCATGATGCAGTTAATAACAATTTGTCATACGAAACTGTTGTAACAATGGCTAATGTATTGACTACAGAACGTTTGGACGGCATTGTATTGTCAACAATCAGTGGTGCTAAGTCTGCTGGTAAGTAGGTGATTGAATGGACCAGAATACGGTTTTGCAAAACTTAAAAGTAATGCTTGGAATTAAAAATGATGACCGTGATGCTTTGCTGAAACTAATCATTGATAATACAGATCAAGCTTTACGGTTTAAGTTAGAACTAACTAAAGACAAAAAGATACCTGGAGAGTTAGGGTACATTGAATTGGAAGTCTCAGTTCGGCGATTCAATCGGCTACAAAATGAAGGAATGAGTCAATATAGTCAAGAAGGAGAAAGTATTACCTTTAACTCTTCTGATTTTGATGATTTCCTAGATGATATTGATTTATGGAAACGGCGAAACCAAAAGGATGTTAAATCTCTTGGTGCCGTTTCTTTTATTAATCCTTATGCGGGGATGAGCAAAAATGCGAAAAACGCAAACAATTAAGTTTTATTATCAAGATGAAAATAGTTATGATCCGTATTCAGATGAAAATACTCCTACAGAACCTAAGTTGGTAGCAAAACGGTATGCAAACGTTACTGATGTAGGTACTAATCGACTGATTGAGTTATTTGGCAAGTTAGACCAGAATGCTAAGGTAGTACGCCTGGACTCTCCAATAAATGAAGCCTGGTCGTATTTAACTATTGATGATGGATCTATTAAGTATCGTCTTAAAACACAACGTCAACCCTTAAAAGGGACAACATTAATCGTGGGTGAAGATAATGGCTAACTCATTCAAGGTCGATGTTAAAGGAACTAAGGAATTAGCAAACTTTTTGAAGAAAAATAAGGATCTAACACCAGTTAAGAAGATTGTTGCTAAACATGGAGCAGGTCTCAAAAAGCAAACGCAGCAAAATATGAACAATTTGTATAAAGGTCACTACGAGTGGAAAAAAGGAGCTGGATTAACAATGGTTAGCCCTACTGGAAACACTAGGCGATCTGTAACCAACACTATTTCTAATGGCGGCTTGACGGCTACGGTCGCTCCACAAACTGAGTATTTCCCATATCTAGAATATGGCACTCGCTTTATGGCAGCCCGACCGACTTTACACCCAGCGTTTGCAATCGAGTCGATGAAATTTGCTAATGATTTGAATAAGTTATTTAAGTAGGTGAGAAAATGTCACCAAGTATTGAAATTTACAATGCAGTTTTTGCTCAAATCCAAAAGCATTACCAAGCTTATGACCATCCACCACAGTTAAATGAACCAGTTAGCTATCCGTTCGTAGTTGTTGATGATAGTCAGTCAATTATGACGAACTATAAAACAGCCACAGGAATGCGGGTGACGTTAGCTGTTCATGTGTGGGGACGGACTAATCAACGTAAGACCGTTACTAAGATGGTTGATGAAATTAGTCGTCTGGGGATGCAAGCAGTCCGAACGAAGCATTATGCTTGGCAGGGACGACCTAATGAGCAAGAACAACAAATATTAACGGATACGAGTGTTCCGAATACCGTGCTTAAACACGGCTATTTGACACTCGTTTTTGATTTGAAATAAGGAGGATGAATATGGCAACTTATCCAGTTATGGAAGGGAAGAACGCGGTCCTTTTTGAACGACTATTAGAAAATGCAAGGAAAGAGCCGGCACAATTGATCCCGTATCAAACATCACTAAGTTATGATCCTAAACGGGATACTGATTCAACAACTACGAAGATGGGGAATGTTCCTACTGCTTCTAATATTGAAACAGATTTAGAAGTAGAGTTCCTAAATGCAATTTCCAAAGCTGCAGATGATGTTTATGATTCTTTGTACTTTAATAAGAAGATTGAAGTATGGAAGGTTCATATTGATCGAGTCCGGTCAGATGGCAAAGTTTATGCCGAATATATGCAAGGAATTGTGTCAGAAGACTCTAATGATAACGACCCAGACGATCATTCAACTCGGGATGTGACCTTTACGATTGATGGCGTGGCCAAACGTGGGTGGGTCACTCTACCGCCAGAAATCAAGGAAGAAATTGACTATGTATTCCGTGGCTTGGCACAGCTTAAAGGCGATGACGATAACGGTGAAGGTGAAGCTTTTGCTGATGGCGATCGTGGTGCTGGTGCAAATGAAGCAGTAACAACTGAATAGGAGGAAGATTATGAAGTTAAAAATTAATGGTCAAGACCAATCATTTGTATTCGGAGTTAAGTTTTTGCGAAAACTTGATGCTTATCGGGGCGCTGAACAAGAAATCCAAGGAGTTAAGGTTAAGCTAGGAATGGGGCTAAGCATGATGCTTCCCCAATTAATGACTAAGGATGCGGCCGCTTTGGCAGACGTGTTGTACTGTGCGGCTAAGTCTAGCATTAAGTTAGATACAATTGATGATTATATTGATAATTGCAAGGACTTGGATTCATTATTTAATCGGGTGATAAATGAAATTAAGGCAAGTAATGCCGCTAAGCCGATTGCAAAAAATCTAAAAGCCTAGATGGTCCTGAGCTTAGTTCAGAACAAAGCTATCACGAAATTCTTTTGAATTCGTTGGCTTATCTAGGCTTTCATAATATTTCAGAAATTGAAGAAATGGGATTGGCTGAATATCAGCTCCGGATGGAAGCCTATAACCTCCAACGGGTTAGCCAGGAACGAGACTTAGCATTGCAAGCTTTCCTTAATCAGTCGGTACAAGCGACGAAAGGGAGCGAAAAGCACCCAATTCCGAAGTATAAGAAGTTTAGCCAATTTTTTGATTATGATAAATTTGTTGATGATGTTCGTGGGCACTATGAGCCTGACTATCAGCCAACAAGCAAGGCCAGCCTTGAAAAGAAACGAAATGATCTAATCGTCAAGCGATGGCGTGAATTCCAGAAGATGAAACAAAAACAGAGAGGAGGTAATGGCTAGTGTCACAGTCAATGAGTGTTGAAGCTGTATTATCAGCGTATGATGAAAGTTTTAGCGCAACTTTGGATAAGGCGCTTAAATCAATTAATAATTTAGGCCGTGAAACTCAGTCAGCCTCCCAAACTGTTGGTGCGGGTGGTTCTAGTATTTCAAGTACCTTTAAATCGATGGCTGGAGCAATGGGTTTAGTTGCGATTGCTGGTAAAGCATGGGGTGTTGTTAAAGATTCGATGAGCGGTGCTATTAACCGATTTGATACATTAAACAAGTATCCGGTAGTAATGAAGGCTTTGAATTATTCAACTAGAGATGTTGCAAAGTCAACTGCTATCTTATCTAAAGGAATTGATGGCTTACCAACTTCTTTGCAAGACGTTACAAGTGTTGCTCAACAATTAGCACCATTAACTGGTAGTGCAACTAAAGCTTCTAAGTCGGCAATTGCCCTGAATAACGCCTTCCTTGCCTCTGGTGCTAGTGTTGCCGATACTTCTCGTGGACTTCAACAATATACGCAAATGCTTTCAACTGGCAAAGTCGATCTAATGTCTTATCGTACATTGATGGAGACCATGCCAATTGCATTACGTAAAGTCGCCAACTCATTTGGTTTTACTGGTAAGTCTGCTGAACAAGATCTTTATAAAGCTTTGCAGTCAGGTCAAATTACGGTAGATCAGTTGAATGATCGTTTTATCAAGCTGAATGGTGGAGTTAATGGTTTTGCTCAACTAGCAAAGAAAAACAGTGAAGGTATTGGAACATCTTTTGCAAACTTAAAAAATGCCGTTGTTAAAAACCTAGCTAATATGATGTCAGCAATTGACGATGGTTTTAAGCAAGCAGGTTTTGGAAGTATTGCGCAAGTTCTAGACAACATGAAAGATGGTATCAATTCCGCTTTTCAAATTATCGGACCTATTGTCACTAATGCCACTACTGTGATTCTTAATTTCGTAAAAGTTGTAGGTGGAGCGCTTAAATCTGCTTTTAGTAATGATATTTTTAAGGCAGCAATAGTAGGAATTACAGGTTTCATTACAGCTGCTGCAGGTATATCAAAGATTGTAGGCTTTTTTGGAGAGTTACAAAAAGGATTAACGGCTATCAAAGTTATGGCTTCGGTTGCAAATGATGTTAAGCTACTAGAATTTGCTTTACAAAATATGGCAAACGAATCCAAAATTGCAGCAGCTGGAATGAAAATATTAAATATGATTACAGGAATGAACCCATGGGTAATACTAGCAGCTGCTATTGTTGCAGTTGTTGCAGCCTTAACTTATTTCTTTACTCAAACGAAAACGGGTAGAGCTTTATGGCAAGGTTTTACTACGTGGTTATCCGGAGCATGGCAGAGCTTGGTTGGAGTAGCTACTACTGTTTGGAATGCAATTGGTAATGCTATTAATGCGGTAGTTGATTTTATTAAACCTTATTGGCAAGGATTAGTAACGTTCTTTACTGGAATTTGGACATCAATTGTGGCGGGTGTTACTCCAATTTGGCAAGGGCTTGTTAATGTCTTTAGTAGCATTATCGATGCAATTGTAGCTGTTTGGCAGGCTTTAGCTCCAATTATTGTTCCAATTGTAGTTGGCTTAGTTACTGTCATTGGAGCAACCCTAATTACGATTGTTACCGTCTTTCAAACTGTGTGGAATATGCTTGTACCTATCGTTCAAGTTGTATGGCAATTAATTTCAATAGTTGTATCTACTGCTATTACGATGTTAAGTACAGTGATTCAAACAGGCTTGGCAATTATTGTTGCTATTTGGAATGCGGTCTGGAATACATTCAGTATTGTTGTAAGTACGGTATGGAACGTTATTACTACGATTATATCTACCGTGCTGAACGTTATTGCGGGAATAATTCAAGCTATTACTGCTGCAATACAAGGGAATTGGTCAGGAGCTTGGAATGCAATTCAGAATGTTGTATCAACTGTTCTGAATGCAATTAGTAGCATTGTTTCTAGTGTATTGAGCGGAGTGGCTGGAATTTTCAGCAGTGTAATGAATGGACTAAAGAATGTTGTTTCTAGTGTATGGAATGGCATTAAATCGCTATTCAGTGCAGGTGTTAATTTCATTAAATCAGTTGTTCATATAGATTTAGGTGCTGCCGGTAGAGCTATCATGAATTCGTTCCTCAATGGACTAAAATCGGTATGGGAAAATGTAAAGAGCTTCGTAAGCGGAATTGCTGGTTGGATTAAAGCTCATAAAGGTCCAATCAGTTATGACCGGAAACTTCTTATCCCGGCTGGTCAAGCAATTATGAACGGGCTTAATAACGGATTGATTAATGGATTTAGTAAAGTTCAATCAAACGTTAGTGACATGGCTAACCAAATCCAACAGGCTATCACTACACCTGGCTTTGATATTGGAGCAAGTATTGGTAACTTGGGTTCAATTAATTCAAATTATACTGGTAGTCTGGCAATTCAAGATAGTCAGTTACAGATGCAGAATAATGCTTTGCTTCGTCAATTGCTTAATAAAGACACAACAATGGTTCTTGACGATGGCACTCTTGTTGGCTATACAGCGGATCAATACGATTACCGCTTAGGCCAAAACACAGCATTAAAGGATAGGTGGAGCCGATGAAATTCTTAAACAATGATTATTCTTTTCGTGGATTAGGACCTACAAAAGCCGATCCAGAATACTTAGAGAATGCAGAATATATCGACTTTGCTGGTTTTAATTCTTCTGATTATGATTGGTGGTTGATTGAACGAACAGCAACTACACCAGAAGAACAAGAAATTACAGAAAGTGTGCCTTACATGCAAGGAGAATATGATTTCTCCATGTATGATCAGGAACGCTTTTTTAAGACCCGTGAGTTGACTTATAAGTTTGTGTATTTTGGTGAAGTTTACCAAGAACGAAAAGCTTATGAGGAAGAATTAAAACGGCAGTTATTGCCACATGGTTTCACTAAACTAATTGATTCTCATGATCCTGTATATTACTGGAATGCTAAATGCTCTAGTGTAGAAGTGGAAGACGATCAAGAAAAAGGAACATTAACTGCAACAATTACCTTTAAGGCTTATCCATTTGTTTACACAAACCACAATGAAGGCGCTGACTATTGGGACGATATCGCGTTTGATCATTGGATTTGGCAACCAGTTAAATTTAATGTTAATGGTGAACAAGACGTTAATATTAGGAATATTGGTTCACGACCAGTTGAATGTTCATTTCAACTGACGGGGTCCGTAACTTTGAAAAATAGTTCAATTGGTGAAGTAGGTTTAACCCAAGACAATTTTAAAACAACTGCGATTGTATTAGATGCGGGTGACAATAAAATACATCTATCTGGAAACGGGACAATCGAATTTAAATTTAAGCGTGAGGAGATGATTTAGTGTACCGCATTATTGGTTATAATGAGCCAACAGATAAAGCAGGATTTATTGTACTGGATCCCCGAGTTAATCGTCATATTAGTTCGGGAAAACTCACACTTAAAGAATCGAGCATTGATGATCTGACTATTACGGTCAATCAAGCAAGCCCATTATGGGACAACGTAAGGCCTTATCATACACACGTTAACGTTTATGATGATGATAAGCTCATCTTTCGTGGGCGAGCTATCAAGCCCAAGAAATCGATGGAAGAGAGTGGGCAATTTATTCGGGAATATGTTTTTGAAGACATTGAGGCATATCTCATGGATAGCACCCAAAGATTTTATGAAGGCGTTGGACAAAAACCCAAAGATTTTTTGCAGACTTTAATCGATGTTCATAATTCACAAGTTCCTGATTATAAAAAGTTTCAGCTTCGGAATGTAAATGTCACTAATAGCAAAGATGACCAGTATCGACAAATTGATTATCCCAAAACTAGCGATGCTATTAATGATAAATTAGTTAAATCTCTTGGCGGGTATATTGTGACTACTTATAACCCCAACGGAATAAACTACCTTGACTACTTAACAGATATTGGGGTTGACCATAAAGATGACACTCCTATTCAGTTAGCTAAAAATATGAAGTCTGCAAGTATGCAGATTGATCCTACTAAGGTGATTACAAGGTTAATTCCGTTGGGGAAGACACTAGAACCAGCAAAAGTTGATGTAAGTGGTGATGATGGTGGCGGAGAGGGCGGCTCTGGATCGTTAAATAATCCCGAAGAATTTTGTAAATCAGAAATTAATGCTACTTGGGGTAGTGATATTAATAATATGAAGCAGGATTTCGCCGCACGTTCTTCGAGAGTTCGGGCTTGGGGTGTGGACGTTAATCGTCTATATGATGTGGTGAAAAATGCTGGAGTAAGCCCTGAATGGTTCTTCGCTTATGAACTTCAAGAACAAGGAACTTACTACGGTTGGCTTAACCATACTTATCGACATGGTGACGCATATAGTGATGCGCAATCTGTTTGCGAATGGATTAAAAATTGTTCAAATAGTAATTCCATTAATCCTGCTTGGAGTGCGCCAGAAGGGTCAATGCCTCCAAACCAAGCTTTAGCAGATAAATGGAATCAAGAGTTCGGCAAAGGCTCAATCGGTCGTGTTTATTTGCAGGGGACCGCCGCTGCTGTTTGGGACTTAGCAGGCCAAACACCTAATCCAGCAATTGGAAAACCAATTAGTGGTTGTATTTCTTGTATCAAGCGGTGGGGTGGCCATTCTAATGCAACTGCAACTGGTGGTACATGGGGGTGGCCATTTCCTGATGTCGGGGAAGGCCAGTTCTCTCAAGCTCAGAAGTTCGGGTATGATGGCGGATATCGTCAAAATAGTTATCACAATGGTGTTGATTTTGGCTCGGTTGACCATCCAGGTAGAGAAGTGCATTGTATTCATGGTGGCACGGTCATCATTAAGTCATATATGGGAGGATTAGGAAATTTTGTTGTTATTCATACGCCAGAAGGATTTAATATCGTTTATCAAGAAGCTTTTAGTTCTCCGTCTAATATCATTGTGAATGTGGGACAAAAAGTAAAAACTGGCGATGTAATTGGATATCGGGATACAAGCCATGTCCACATTGGTGTAACTAAACAAGACTATTACCAAGCAGTTCGAAATTCTTTTTCTTCCGCAGGTGGTTGGCTAGATCCAGTAAAACTAATTAAAGAAGGTGGCGATGGGTCTAAACCACAAGAAGGGAAGAAAGACCAAACTGTTGATAACAGTAATGCTGCACGTCCTAAAATAACCATTACTACCGTCAATAACGGTAAAGACTATATCGACATTCCAGATTTACAAAAAGAATTCGGCATTATTGAGGGAACTGTCGAATTTGATAATGTGGATGATCCAAACATTTTAATGCAACAAGCGCAAGCATGGATAAAGGCTCAAAGAATACCTCAAAGTTGGGAAGTCACGGCTCTAGAGTTGCATATGACAAACTTCAAGTCTTTTGAGGTTGCTGATAGGTATATGTTTATTAATCCAAATGTTGCAAGAACCCAACTATTAAGAATTACTCAAAAAGAAATCGATTTACTAAAGCCCTATGCGTCAACTTTAACCATTGGTGACAAGACGATGGGACTTACTGATTATCAGTTAGAAAATCAAACAAATTTTCAACAGTTTAAGCAAATCCGAGTGATGGTTAACCAGGTCGCTCAAGCTCAAGAGCAATCTGCTAATAGCAGTAATAAGGTTATGCAAAATTTCGCTAGTAGTGCTGATCTTGCACAAATGAGGCAGGATCTAAGAAATATTCAAGACGATAACGATCGTGTTCGTAAAAATATGGTTTCTTTAGAAGAATTCAATAAACTAAAGGAAAAAGTCGAAAAACTAACAGCAGGAGGCGATGAGAGTGGCAAGTGAAACTTATGATTATGAGCCATTTGATAATACGGATCATACTATGAAACAAATTGCTGATGCTATTCGCCACAAGGGTTATGGAAAAGATGTACGTGAAGCCATTGCACAGGGCTTTGAGAAAATTGATAGTGATCTAGCAAGAATCACTATCAAGAACAAACAATTGCAAAATGCATTAGGACTTTCTGATGATGATTTAAATAACTTATAGGAGGTGATTTTTTGGAAACTTTACCAAAGTTAAAGCAACATTATATTCCAGTTGATCTGTTACGAAGCCAGGATGAAACAATTGATATTGCAGATAGTTTTAAGGGTCGTGTAGGCGATATTAATAGCTATCTCAAATTATGGGTTTACTCTAACGGCTTAGCCCAAGACATTCGTAATTGGCGAGTCCTCTTTTTTGGCACTGATCCAGAGCATAATGATTTTCGTGTCTATCTGACAATGGCTGATGACCAGAAGTTGGACCAACAGCGTATTGGGCGGGTAACGCTATACTTTCCAGACAATGTTTTTCAAATTGGTGGTAAATGGGAAGAAGCTTATCTTAGTTTTATCGATCCTAACGGCAATATTGTTTCGACGGTTAACTTTGAGCTAAACGTGTTAGGATCTAATTTCTATGCACGCATGGGTCAACATTCAAAATCAGTTATTGCTGAGTTCCAAGAATTAGTTGATAAGCTGTCAGCGTTGGTTGATAAAGATTCCCAAGAAGTGAATGCTAAGGTTGCACAGCTAAAAGCAGACTTGGATAAACTAGGCGATGCAACTAAGAAGGACTTTACCGACTGGTTGGCAAAGTTTAAGAAAGCTTTGAATGACGCCATGGCTGAGATTAACGACCCGAAGACTGGAATATATGTTCGTTATAATCAACTGTTGGATATGACGAAACAAATTCAAGAGACGTTGAAGCAAGCCCAATTCCATGATCGGCCATTTCAGCTAAAAACAGTGGCAGAGATGAAAGCCTACGCACCATTAATCGCTGGTGATATTGCAATTACACAAGGCTGGGATAATTACGATGATGGTCATGGCGCCTACTGGAATATTCGAGTAAAGCACAAGGACGAAACCCCTGATGGCGAGAATGTTATCAGTCTTGATAATGGAATGGTGGCGGAACGTAATTTAAGCTTAATTAGTGCTGACAGTCTGGAAGACTTTCTTTATGGTTACACGATTGAAATTAAGCATAATCAAGGTGAATACCCAATTCCACGAGTGTTTTACTGTGAAGATGCGATTGGTACTGAAATTAACGGCTTAGGAAGTGCCGGACATGGATTAGGACCGATTAATGTGAAATATATTTCAGCACGGGCTGAATATAAAGACGCAAACACAATCTTAGTTAAAATTCCACGGAATTTTTACTTCAATGCTGCACCTAAATATCAATTAGGGAATTGGTATTTAGGCGACGAAAATCGCACAATCAAAATTGACCTTGGCTTTGTTGACGATGGCAAAGCCAAAGCAGGCGATGGGCAGGAAAGCAGTTACTTATCGGCTGGTTCAGGTTATTTCTCAAAGCCAACTAGTCCTACGGATTTACGGGCAGTTTATATTGATGAACATACTCAACGGCTATTATGGAGAGGCGTGTAAAAGTTAGATGAAATATTATATCTATCGAGGTGTTGGAGCTGATGGTGAGTTAGTAAAAATTGCCGAAGTTACGGATAAAAAAGAATATACGGCAACAGGGCTAACAGCCAATTCGACCTATCGCTTTGCAGTTAGTGCTTATAATGGTCGACACGAAAGCGCTAAATCTAACATTGTGACAGTGAAAACTATTCAGGATTATAGTTCAATTGACACGCTATACACCGATAAGGCCATTTATAAACCAGGTGAGCAGTTAGAACTAACCTTTAATGCTGACTCCCCCGCAACCGTAACTATTCAGATTTATAATTTTGGTGAATTAATAGTTGATAAAAAAACGATATGTCAGAGCGGCACCAATCACTGGACATGGACAATCCCAAATGAAGATTACGAGGGATACATTATCAAAGCTTCTGCGGGTGCTAATACTCAATACATTGGTGTCAATGTTAATGGCAATGTTGCTAATGTACCGATTGAAGGTTTCCTTGGTGACTTTGGCCCAAATCTTAGTGAAAGCAACATGCAAAAGGCTGTTAAACAGTTGAACCGTATGCATGTTAACTATGTACAGTTCTATGATTGGTATGATCGTGACGATATGCCTTTACGGATCGTTAATGATCAGCCAGAACAGAATTGGCTGGACTTTATGAAGCGGCCAATCAGCTTTAACACGGTTAAGTCATATATTGATGCTGTTCATCAGTACGGTATGCAAGCTATGCTTTATGACTTAATTTATGGTTCACAGTTAGGTATACCGACTAGTGATGACAGCAACCTTAATTGGGTTAACCCTAACTTGACTAAGGAGATGTTCTTGTATAAGGACACTAAGGCTATACAGACTGCCGGTGAGAACGATCAAAGCTTTGGTGGAAAGCTCAACATTACTTATATGAATGTACTGAATGGAGCTTGGAAGAATTATCTGTGTGGTCAAATTAATAATGTTTACAAATACCTGCCTTTTGATGGTTGGTATGTTGACCAGCTTGGTTCGTTACCTGATGATACCTACTCATCTGATGGCTACCATTTGAAATGGTGGGATTACGGTGATGGCTATGGCGGCATGCTTAAAACTGCTAAGCAGGTAAGCCCCAATAAGCGGTTAACTATTAATGCAACTGATGGGCTAGGTATCGAGAAAGTAATGGCATCTAATACGGTTGATTTCGTTTATGTCGAGCCTTGGAACAGCATTGGATATAGCTTTGAACAACTAGCAAACTTTATTCGCAAAACTAATCAGCAATATAAAAAGCCGGTAGTTCTCGCTTCTTACGTTAACAAGGAGAAAGCAGATGGCAAAAATAATAACGATGGCATGGTTAACGATGCTGCCGCTTTACTTTGTGACGCAATGGAGATGGCTAATGGTGCCAGTCATCTGGAATTCGGTGAACACTATCTAGCTAATGAATACTTTCCAAATCACACATTAAAATTAAGCGATGAAACGCAACGAAAGTTAATGAGCTACATGGATAATTTTGTTGCTTATTTGATGATTCTTAATGGGAAATGGGTTGATGATGAAATCACATCGTCGACCCATTCTCTGTCTACTACTTTTGAAAAAGATAAGATCACAACGGTATATAAGCGTTCTTCACGGGGGGCAATTGTATCGCTGATTAATATGACTGGTGTTGCTCATGATAACTGGCAAGACCCACGTGGGACACAGGTTATGCCGACTAAGCAGAACAATATCAAGCTCCATATTCCAGTTACTGGTCAGGTGAAATCGGTGAGTCTAATTAAGGCCGACGAATCGGCTGAAATTCACCCGATTAGTTTTACTCAGTCTAATAATTTTATTGACTTGACTATTGATGAATTGACGGTTTGGGACCTGGTGTTAATTAAAGGTGGTGATGTAGTTTGATCAAAATGGTTGCATTAGGTGATTCAATCTCTGCCGGTTGGGACGGTCAGAAACAAATCGAAGATTATCGTCGAATTCCGGAAGTAATCGCTAAGCTTAATGGTTGGTATGTTAATAACCAAGCGATTGGTGGGACTGGCTATGGCAATGGAATTAATGACTTTTCGGCTATCACAAAACGGTTAAACTTTGCTGGCTATTCTTTGGCTTTAGTTGAATATGGCGTTAACAACTGGAGGTATGGAAGTACAGCAGGTGAGGTTCAACAGGGATTAACCCTAGGCATTAATAACATTCGCAAGTCTAATCCACATATAAAAATCTTCGTGATGTGTCCGACCCTTGACATGAGAAGGGGAACAGCTACAGATATGAACACACCTAACGAGAGAGGATTAACGCAAAATCAGTTAAATGACGTCATTGTCCAAACTTGCCAAGCATTAGACGTTGAATATTATGACTGGCGTAAGCAACCGATCATTACCAAAGATAACGCTTTTTGGACACTTGGCGATGGAGCGAGTGGGGTACACCCCACAGCAAAAACATCTCTAGAAATCGGCAAACGGTTAGCATATATATTGAATGGAGGAAGAAGATAGATGGCAGCATTAATTACATTACCAGATCACGATATGGACGGAATCGCGCATCTTAATAATAATTTTGAGTACCTTGACGGACTTGCTAAGCAAGCAATGAATCAGGCAAATAACAATGGTCAATTTAATGATTGGTCAAAAGACGGAATTGTAACTCATAACGGCTTTAGTTTAGAAAACGACAGTGGTTACCGTTATTGGCAATTGCCAAACGGGTGGAAATTAGTAGAAATTATTATCAGTTCCAAGTTATCCACTAGTGATTTCCGTGGTGGAGAGTGGTTTACTTTGCCAGATACAATCAAGGCTGACGGATATCAAATTCGCGAACCGTTGGTTGGAGGCTACTATACCAATCAATCATCACCAACTACAATCTCTCTAAATCCAACTGCTAGTGACGCAGTGCAACATGGTGAATGGATTCATTCATTGCACACAATGTACTTCAGTAAGTAATTCGGAGGTGAGCTTAAATGGCAACAATTTATTACGCGGATGAAACAACTAAGTTCTTTAAAGGGACAAATATTGTTGATGGAGAATATCAACTTAAAGACAATGAAACATTTGAAAATCCAACTGGGAAACTAGAGCCTGCTAAACTAGTTAACAGGTCATGGATCGACGCAACGCCAGAAGAACATGAAGCTTATCTAAAAACACAGCAGAAAAGTCCTATTACGGTTACTCCAAGTGTCAGTGATAAAGGACTGAACGTTTTAGGAACGCAAGTTGCAAAGTTAACTAAAGATAATCAAACTTTAACTCAGTTAGTTAATTCTTTAGGACAACAATTAGCAAGTATGCAGAAGAACAATAAAGAAAACGGAGGTAATTAGTTATGGATTGGATTAGTTTTATTACAACGATGTTTAGCTTGGGCTGTGACGTAACTGGATACGTGGGATTAGTGATTACGGCTGAACAATATAAGCAAATTACTGGCAAAGATTACGTTGCTCCAACGCAAGCCTAACTGATACAAACATAGTCGCCTAGGAAATACACAGTACATAAATAAGCCTCACTCAATCGAGCGGGGCTTTTATTATGGGCGGCTTTATATGGGGGGATATCACCAATGCGCTTATTAGCGGTGGCACCAGCGCCACCATATCATCAACTATATTTTCAACATTTTTATGGAATGGAAGACAACTGGATAATATGGCTTTTCGTGTGGGCAATTATCATTGACATAATAACAGGAACGGCAAGGAGCTTAGCAACGCATCATACAACATCAACTAAAGGTACGTTGGGCTTAATCAAACATGGCATCCTATTAATAATAGTTCTGACACTTTATCCAATGCTTGATATCAATGGCATGAAGAGTGCCGGTGATACCTTTGCGATGTTTTATGTATTATTCTATGCTGTTTCAATAATTGAGAATTGCGGAGAAATGGGTCTACCTATTCCGACATGGTTGAAAAAATATATCTATAAACTGTCGGATGAATATAACAATAATTCTCAAATTAACAATAAGAAAGGAGCAAATGATAGTGAAAAATAAATCATTCAAGAAAGCTAAGAATTTGGCACTGGCAACGATTGCTGGTGCTTTTTTAGTTGGTTCAACTGCTACCGTTGCTTCTGCTAATACCGGTTGGCAAAAGCAAAATGGCACTTATACTTATTACGAAAATAATGGGAAAGTACAAAAAGGTCGTTCCTATCGGCAACTTCCTAAGGCTAATCCGGGCACTAGCTGGTATTTGACCCAAGATGGTAAGATGCTAACTGGTATTCAGCAATGGCAGAATGCTTATTGGTTTTTCAATCAAGATGGAACCCTCCATACTAAGCGTGACTATGTGCAATCCCAGTGGGGTGATTGGTACATGATTGGTGATAATGGTCAGGTTCTTTCTGGAGTTCAACAATGGATGGGAAGCTATTACTACTTTGAACCGGGAACTTATTTGAAAGCTAATAAACAAGAATACGTCAAGTCTCAATGGGGTGACTGGTACATGGTTGGTAAAGATGGTCGTCTAATGAGCGGACTTGTTAACTGGCAAGGGAGCAAGTATTACTTTGACCCCTCAACCTATCTCAAAGTAACAAATACTAATGTAACGGTTAATGGCGTTACCTACCATGCTGACCAGAATGGGATTCTTTCAGAAGTACAGAATACTGGTTTTACTCCATCACAAATCAACCATACTTATGATTTAGCTGACTGGCAAGGTAGCAGTCAAACTGCAATCAACGATTACATCATCATGCACGATGTAGGTGCTGAGTCTGGTGCCGCTGCTAATGCAAACTACTTACGTAACAACTGGCAATCAGCCTACACTCAATTTGTTGTTGGTGACGGCGGACAAGTCTTTGAAGTCGGTGAACCGGGTTATGTTTCTTGGGGTGCTCTGAATGCTAATCCTTATAGTCCGGTACAAATTGAGCTTGGTCGGACTTATAATCGTGATCAATTCATTAAGGACTACACTGCTTACATCAATGTTGCTCGGTACTATGCTAAGCAATATGGCATTCCACTAACTCTTGATGCTGGTGGTGCAGGAACTCCTGGTGTTAAGACCCACAACTGGGTAACTGAAAATATTGGTGGATCACATGTTGATCCATATGGTTACCTTGCAAGTTGGGGCATTGGTTACAATCAATTTGCTTCTGATATTGCCAATGGAGTTAACCCATCACAACTTAATTCGGTTGTCTACTCGCAACGTCAATAATATTCAAGCCTTAGTAACCTTACTGGCTACATGGCTGTTCGTGATGCTAAAACTAACCAACCTTTTGGAAAATTTGAATAAATAAAAAAAGAGGCGAAAAACCTCTCATGATTAACACTAAAAACGGCTGTTGCATTAAATGCAATGGTCGTCTTTTTTTGTTGTATATAATTCGTTATACATAATAGTAGAAATAAAATCTTTAATGGTGCATGATCGGTGCACGAAATGAGTGGAATAATTGATATATCAACATTAAAATTGCCCACCGGAGGCATATT